GTCGGGCACAATCTCTGACCACGACGCGTCTTGGCGGGCGTACTGCTTCCCGTCCTCCGGGGCCTCGTCAATGGCACCGCCTAGATCAAGGCCATCGATCTGATCTTGTAGTGCCGCGTCCCCATCAATGCGAGCTTGTGTCTCAGTGGCTAGGTCTGCCTTTATCTGCGTGTCGTCGTAGTTCTCTAGGCCATCGATCTGACCCTGTAATGCCGCGTCACCATCAATGCGGTCGGCAATCTCCTTATCGATCTTGTCGTCTAGCACTGATACGTCTAGGTTTTCTAGCTGGTCCTCTACGTCGTTGACGTGATCCCACAGCTCTTCATCGCCATCGATGCGGTCCTGGATCTCTTTATCGATCCTTGCCGAATTTTGCTGGCTAAGATTCTTGTTTTTCTCGACCTGATTCTCAACACCGTCTAGGGTGTTGGTACGGTCAATCACCTCATTTAGCTTGCCCCGAACACTGAGTCCAGACTCGCCATTATTAATATGGTCAACCATTAGATCTTCACCCAGTTAGTTATTCCGTCCTTCCAATAGGCAACGTCGCGCCAATAGTGGTCAACGTCTTGCCAGAAGGCACTTACGAGAATCCAGTCGTCACCAGTGAGCCACTCATTGCAGCCAGAAGCGGGAGGCAGTTTTGTCCACTGATCAGCACACGGAACTTCACTCATACAATCAACCCGTCCACCTGAGTGCGGAGTGATGGACCACTCCATCGGGTGATCTGATCGTCCATAGTGATGCTCGCGAGCGACTCCTTAAACCTTGCGTCGTAACCCTGGAATCCCATCTCGTCCTTAGCAAAGGCAGAGATCTCCGCGCACAGACCAAACACATAGGCATCAGGGTGCTTGTCCGATAGCCAGTTGCTGTCAGTGGGGTTGAGTAACGGGGGAACGAGTTGGTAATAGACCACCTCTAAGATTTCATCCGTAGCGGGCGGAGCAATCTGTATCTGATTGGCGATGATCGTGTAGTACATGTTCCTGCGATTGCCACTGCGGCTAATGTTGTTCATCTCACTTGGGGCTAGATAGACAAGTGTCTGCCCGGCAGCACCATTACTATTTGCAGAGCCACCCGTGTTGACCAGCTCGACATCGCGGAACCCACCGAAGTCGCAGGGCAGCGAGTAGTACTCTTGACCAGCGTATAGTGGTATTTGCGCCCTTACCGACTGCTCGCCAGTCTTCATGGCAGTATTGATCTTTGACTCGACGATTCTCAGGAACGCGGGAATTGCATCATTAAGCTCCTCGTCGTATCGATCCGTGTACGCCTTACTTGCGCTTATTACTTTGCTTTGATCCACGATTGCTCCTCGTTACGCCAGTCATCTTGTCGCGGTTGATCGCGGGTCCAGTGGTGAACTTACCCTTAACTCCGGTCACCCCAAGGTTCCTGGTGCGGTGCATAATTAGGTCGGCCATATCAGATCCTGAAGTTATCGTTTAAGAGGAACGGCTTTACGTCGTCCTCAAGAAAAAACTTGGACAGCATCTTTTGCTGTGATTCGGCATCGCCACTAAGGAATCCCTTGTAGCGGCCATTGTGTGATCGACCATCGTTAGCAGAAACAAATACCTCAGTAGGTATCGTCGCGACCATGCGGAAGCCGCCCTTCTCTTTTGTGCCGCCTTCGTTGCGGACACGCAGGGCCTTCTCTGCAAGCTCGTTGTAGTTGGCTGCGTACTTGCGGACATACATCCTGTCCTCGCTGGGCTGGTACTTGAACTCGACACCCGTGCCATCCTGCTGATAGTGATAATCGCTCATCTGGAATCCTTGAAAGTGGGGGCCTGTGGAAGCGCCCCCGATAGGTTTACTCGGTCAGCGAAAGCTCGCCGTCTACACCAACGATCATGGCGTGAGCCTTTTCCGTGTGTACGCGCAGTCCGAAGTCTGCACTCAGCATTCGCTTCTCTGCCAAGCCTGTTTTCGCAAGCGTGTCAGTGCGGTAGCCTTCCATGAACGACTGGCTCAGGTACTCAGGATCGAGCAAGAACACAAAGTCAGAATCGTTCGTTGGGTCTTTCGGCTGGAGCCGGTTAGGTACGAGCTTAACCGTGCCGAAGTCTGAGACCAGGACGTTAACGCTAGAGAGCGCAGCGGCCTTGTCCTGCGACTTACCTTGGTCGGCAGTCAACGTAGCAACACGCGCAGTCTCGTCAAACATGTAGCTAGAGATCTGCGATACCACAGCGGGTGACGACATCAAGCAGCTAACCTCACCGCCTTCCTCGTACACCATCTGGATGGCGTCCTTAATGCCCTGGAACGACAACGCTCCTGCTTCGGGTGCCGTAGCGGCCACTGTGAGTCCGGTGCCGTGGTTGTATCCACCAGCGGCTGCTGTACCGTCAGTGCCATCAGCGTTCAGGACGTTAGTCTTGATCCACGAAGGCAGTCCGCCGGTAATGCCCGCAACTGTACTGGTGCCTGCAACAGAGGCTTGGTTGTTCAGGCAGATCGCCTCAACGTCGCGTCGGATCTCCTGGTTGGCACGAGTCAGCCGATAAGCTAATTCCTTAGCGCGGCCAATCGTGTCAGAGGCGTCAGCTCGGTAAGATACTGCGATGACCTTGGTGGGGATCTGTGAGTGGTTACCCACACGCTCACCACTAGGGCCTTCAGCAGCACCAGCGTCCTGACCGTCTACTGCGGCGTTGTCCACGTTTGGAGCAGCAAGCTCGTCCATGGTCCACTCGAAGTACTCGTTCTTGTGCTTGGTAGAACCGATCATGTCGGTCAGGGGTAATGGAATCTTTGAGATATCCCAGACTTTTTCCATTACGTCTTCACGGATCATTCCGTTCGTGTCGATTGACTTTAAGTCAAACGAATCAATGTTACCTGTAGCCATTGTTTACTCTCCCATGAGTAAGTGCGCTACAGCGTCGGCTTGGGCCTCCTTTTTGTTGGCTCCTTTTGCCTGCTGTGCGCGTTCAACTAAACGATTGAGTTTGTTTTTCTTCTTGCTAACAAACTGTCCATTAGAGGAGCGCTGCATGCGTGGAGGATTCTTAACCTTTTTCTCTGCGACCTTTTGACCCTGGTCATAGAGCATTGCCTTACGCAATACTTGAACGTGACGTGCATGAATCACTTGCGTCAACTCTTCATCAGGGATTCCGTTAGCGCGGGCATACTCGGCAATTTCTAACATGCCTGCCGTCATCGCATCTGGATCAGACCACTCGGGGATGGTTTCAGCCATCACCTTTCTTTCTGATAGAACTATCTCTGAGTTTTGTTGGCGCATGACCTGCTCTTGCTGTGCTGTCGCCTGACGCATTTGCTCGCCTACCACTGCACCAGCCTGCTGTAGCTCATAGCTACGCTTCTGGAATTCGTGCTGCTTGGCGGTCCACTCTGCGGGGTCTGTTACACGCAATCGGTCCCAGTCGATAGACTGGTATTCTGCCGTTAATTGTTGTTCAAGCATTTGCCCAAGACCCTGAACTTGGTTCAGCCTCTCGTTATACGCATCTGCAACTTGCTGCCTCTCGGACTCAAAGGTCTTACGCTCCTCTGCCAGGCTCTGAGCCTTCTGCTCGTTCGCCTTGTAGTATTGCGTCTGGCCTATTGCGTCCTGCAATGCCACCGTCTCGTTCTTCCCGTTGACCTTGAGCTTGACCATGATTTCGCCGTCCTCTGTGAGGGTCAGCTTGTCACTGTCTAAACCAAGTTCACCGGCCAAGATTGCGAGACCGTCTACTTCATCATCACCGTCTTCGTCGTCGTACTGGGAGTCTTCTGTTTCGGGGTCTTCCCCGTCGTCCAACTCGGCTACTTCTTCGTCTGGTGTGTCGTCAGAATCAAAAACAACTTCCTGTTTCTCATCTGACACTTCTTCCTGCTCTTCGGCACCGCCCATCAAAATGTCGGCTACCTGATCGACTGCTGAACCAGCGTCCGAGGAACTTGCCTCTGGGTGAACTGTGTCCGTCATTCGTATTCTCCTTCTAGTTGAGTAATTGCTAGTGTCCCGGTGTTGACTAACTCCTTCAGATAGCTCTCAAGGTTGGTTAGGGCAACGGCTTCTGCCTTTAGCTCGTAAAGCTCATCGACCATGTCTCGGTCGCAGAACTTGTAAAATAATTGTTGTCTCCTGCTGTCAATGTGTTCCTGAACCAGATCAAGCTGATGCTTTGCTTCCCTTCCCTTTCTGGTTTCCGCCACCAGTTGGTCGTTTCTTCTGGCCATCTACCGCTCCTTGGTTATCTTGAATATCCTTATTCAAATCTCGCTTGGCGTTGATCTCTAGCTCGGTAAGCTTGAGCGCCGCATTGGTCTTCATGTTCTGCAACTGGAACTCATGCTGCTTCTCGTCCTTCACGCCCTGCAACGCCGCCTTGAGCTGGTCCATCTCTAGCGCATGCTGGTTCTTCATGTGATCGATCTGCGACTTCAACTGGCCGTTCTGCAACGTGGCCTGCGCTTTCTGCATCTCTGCCTGCGCTACTGTCTGCTGTGCCTGTAGAGCTTGCTGCTGCATCTGCATGGCCATCTGTTCTTTCTGCATGGCCTCCTGCTGTTGTTGCTGACCTTCCTGCTGCTTCATCTGGCCGAACTGCTGGCCCTCTTGGCTCTGTGGGTTATAGAAGTACTTCTCGCCCTCACCCAAGTCGGCAAGGCTGGTTAGCTCATCGAGCGTGTTGTAGATCTTGTTGTGGTCAACCAGGACGTTGGCTGGGTCTGCGGCCATCTGCTGTTGAACGGCGAGTAATTGGGTCAATGAGGCTATCTTCTGCTGGTCATCGGACGCACCCGTACCAACCGTTACCATCATCCTTGATCGCTCGCCCCAGTCGCTGGGATTGATGTTCATCCACTGGCCCTTGAACTTAAAAGGCACCGTTGCGTTCTGGTAGCGGACCATAAGGTCGCGAATCATCTTGTAGACAGGTCTAACGCCGGTCTCAGCAATAGAGCGAATCATCAGCCCTACTAGCATCTCCTTGGCAGACATCATGCGCTCGACGCCGTGGGCCGACTCGTTGTTGATCAGGTTTGACTGACCAGCCATGTCGGGGCTG